CGCACTCCAGCATGACGGTCAGGCCCAGCGCCCGGTTCGCAGGGGTGAGGAGGCCAAACCACACCGCCGGTTCGACTCCCACCTCGGCCTCATTCGTCAGGAACTGCCGGTCTACGTAGCCGTAAAGATGAAAGGGCAAGTCCAGCGCGTAGGTTTTCACCACGTTACTTTGTCGGCTCAACTATAGCACGGGCCACCGCAGTCACCGTGCCGCCGCCGTGGCAAACGGCATCCAGTGCGTCGGATGCACCCGATAGCCTTCGTCGCACCACCAGCCGTCCGATTGACACGCGGCCCGGTAGACTTCCTCGCCGTCCTGCACTAGGACATACACCGCCCGTCCATCGAACGTGTCCAGCGGGTGCCACCGTTGCGGGGTCGGGGCCACCTGCCGCAGTTCGGCGACCGCCTGCCGAATCAGGGCGGCGAGGTGGTTTCGCTGCTGCGAGACGTCCAGCGCCTCGGCAGCAATTTCCAGGATGCGCAGTTCACGCTCGGTCATGGCTCGCCACCTTCCGCAGCCGTGCCACGGCGTTCTCCTGCTGCCACTCGGCCTCGTCCCAATCACGCAGACGGATACCGTGAAACTCGAGCTTGCGCGCCATGCGCCACGCCACCGCCGCGCCACCGATGACGCCAATTGCCGCCCCCAGCATCAGACTGACCCACAATTCGCCGCCCATGTCATACCTCCTGAATGCCTGCCTTGCCCCGCCTTGCCAGTCCCAGCCTTGCCTCGCCCAGCCCAGCCTCGCCTGCCTCGCCTGCCGTGCCAGTCCCGGCCTCGCCTTGCCAAGCCCAGCCTCGCCAAGCCTCGCCTGCCTCGCCCAGCCTTGCCGCGCCTCGCCGGGCCCAGCCTCGCCTGCCGTGTCGTTATTCCACTACCAGCGCAAACGTGCCCCAGCCCAATCCTGCCGATTCTCGGCTGTCTGGACGTCCCTCCCCGATGCCGACCTGCATGCCGACGCGCTGCATCAGATTTGCCACATCGCTTGGCGTGAACTGGTCGGCGTCATACTGCACCCGTACCTTCGCCGTCCACTGCCGCCACATGGGCCGCACTCGAATATCGGCCACGCCCGTCTGGTTGCGCACAGCCATGTCCAGACGCTCAGGCGTGCCGTCCAGCCGAATCAGCGGCACGCCGTCCACCGCGTCGAACCCATCGGCATGAACGAAGACCGACAGCTTTGCCAGCGTCATCTTAAAGCCAACCAAGCGGCACGCGCTGATCATCGCCTGACGAAATGCGCCTGCAGGAATGCCTGCCCAGCCTTCGGTAGAGATGTGCATGGCCTGTCGGTAATCGTCATCAAAGTCACGCGCAGCTTTGGCACGTCCCTTCGCGGCAGTGCTGCCTGCCGCCATCTTGCTCATCATCGCCTGCATGGCCTTCGCGCTGAATCTCGCCTGCACATACGGAGCCGTCCCCGCAATCGCAAACGTCACCTGCTGAATGTTGGCCGGTTTAATCACCACCGGCTGTTCTACTTTCGCCATCGTCTCTGTCCTCCTTCTAATGCAAACATCATCGCAATCTGCCAGCGCGCCACGCGCCAGCGCAACCACCTCGGCAACCACTTCACCATGACAGCACTTGCTGGCCCGTGGGCAGCGGCGGCAAGAGCCGATACTGCCAGAGGCCCATCGACCACCGCACCACCCGCCGCCGTTCGACTCGGTAGCCGCCGAAACGTGGTTTCCGCAGGTCGCGCAACCGTGCTGAGACGGACGCCTCCGACCCGCCCGAGGCTTCCGAAAGTTCTGCTAGGGTCAGCCACTCCTGCTGTTGCAGTGCGGCTTTGACCCGCTGGAGTTGGCTGGTCAACCGGGCCTCGTCGGCCCGTGTCACGTCAGGCCCGTCGAACCGAGTCACTGCCACACCTTCCAGTCGTCGTATGCGGCATCGGCGTCGGGGTCGTCGTCGCAGTCGCTGCACCCGCACGGACTAATGCCGTCCAGTTCCGCGCAGGTCAGGTCGTCCAGGGTCTCGATGGAGACCGAGTGCTTGCCTGCGTCCCCGCCGAAACAATAGCCGTGACTGAGCTCCAACTCTAGCTCTCGGTCAGGCTCGAGTTCTCCGTCGTCGCCCACCACCCACTTGATGGGCCAGTGCCTTGCCGACTCACGACTCAAGTGGCACCGGTCATCGGCCAGCAGGTCGAACAGCGCGGCAGGAATCGTGGCGGCGTGCGCCGCGTTCAGCTCAAAAGCCTGTGCCTTCACGCCCTCGAGCTGCGCCTTCCAGCGTGCCTGTGCTTTGGTAAGTTTCTCGTCGCCCATCGCAAGAATATCCAACATAGCTCCCCCTAGCTGTCAATGAGACGGGCCTAGCGGCCCGTCTCCCACTGCACCAGCCCGTCCCGGTGTGATTCGAGCGTGACCGTTGCACTCTGCTGCCGCGTGGCCGCGTCCACCATCCGCAGATGCGCCAGCAGCGCGTCCATCTCGGTGGCCCAGCCTCGCCCGTTGTTCTCGGGCAGATTGAATCCCGCCTTGTCCATCGTGATGAACCAGCGGTCGCTGATCTGCACCACCGGGCCGTCGCCAGCAAGCAGTTCGTAGGCCGTCTTTGGGGTCGTCGTAGTCGTCATGTCGTCGTCTCCTGATTCAGTGCCAGCCCCGTGCTGACAAAGACAGAATACTAAACCTGTTTTACGTTGTCAACAATTATTTTGGCCCCCCTAAAGATTTAACGTTTGTCACATCTGCCGCTTCTTTGAGCTGCCGCCAAAGCCCCTTCCGATACCAGCCCCAGGACTTGCGCGGTGCCTGTTTCAGGGGCCGTTTGCGGCGTTTTTGCATGGCGCAGACCGCACAGTAGGGTGACCGCCCCGAAATGCGCCGTGCAGCCCCGCAGGGGCATCTGGTCGGCCCTACCACCGCCGCGTGGCCCCGCAGACGGCACATGTCCAGATATTGGACATGAAGCCGGGAGCCTCTCGGCAATGCACGGTGTGGACGAGCTGCCGCATGGCATCGAGCCAATCGGGATGCATCGACGGCATCTGTGACCGCTCCGGTGACCAGCTGCGGCAAGCCTGCCGCCGCTGCTCGTCAAGCTGGGCCAGCCCCGGATTGCAGGTGCCTTCGCAGACCAGGTGTCGTGTCTCGCTCATCGCGTCTCCTGAAGTTTCCATCGGCTTTTGCTCATGCTGTTCGTCCTTGCTCAGACATCTCCTGAACGGCTTGCAGCCGCTGCCCGATCCACCGCATGACCGGCACGGCCATTGAATTCCCCAGCGCCCTGTAGCGCGGCCCATCGGCGGCGGGTTTGCCGCGATACGAGATTAGCGTGTAGTCGTCCGCGAATCCTTGGAGCCGCTCACACTCGCGGGGCGTCAGGCGGCGCACAGCCATGCCCATACGCACGGCGGGCTGATTGTCGCCCATGTCACTGCGTAGCGTCGGCGCAAGATCAGACTCGCCAGACGGGCCAGCATTGCGCGCGATGCTGCCCGGCTCAAACGCCACCGCCACCGCTGGCAACGGGCGTCCCCCGCCTGTCGGTGATCCTTTCATCAGCGGCCCGGTTGGTTCGTCGGCTGTGTGGCCGTTGTTTTCGTGGTCAATGCCGCCGAGCAGCGCGATCCCATGCACGTCGGTCTTGGTGAGCGTATGCATCATGCCGTCGTCTGATACACCGAGGCCGCCTTGGCGCGACTCCGTGCGCGCAATCAGCGTCCCTTGAATAGCCACCGCCACGCTATGCCCGTCCGTGTCCAGCGGCCCGGTCATGTCGCCGTATTCAATGACGTCCGACTGCCGAGCGTCGAAGGCGTGGCACACGAGTGTGTCGGTTTCGTTCGCGTTGCCTAGCCCACGATTACGACTAAATTCCGCACCGAGTGTCGCGCAAACCGGCATCAGCGCCGTCCCGCGTCCCGTGCCGTCTTTACTAGCGTCGAAGCCGTCGGCGCGGAGCGCGTGGGCGACCATCGTTTCTGTCTCGTAGTCCTGTCGTCCCATACCGCCACCGTTCAAGTAATGTGCAATGTCGCCGGTTGAGGCAATCAACGCGCCGTCACATTCGGCGTCGATGCCGAGGCCGCCACTGCCTTGAGCGCGTGGCGCAAGGCTGGGGGCAGGTCTTTGCCCCGTTTCTCGGCGCGGCGCAGGATGCCCCGACAGGCTGTGGCGCTCAAATAGAACCGCTGCGGCACGTTGCCAACCTCCAAGACATCCGACAACGAACACACGGCGGCGTCGCTGGGCAACTCCGAAGTACTGAGCGTCCAAGATTCGATAGGCCCACCCATACCCGAGTTGGCCCAGCCCTCCGAGGAAGGCGCCAAAGTCCCGTCCTCCTGCGCTGGACAAGACGCCGGGGACGTTCTCCCAGACCACCCACTCGGGCCGATACTTGTCAGCAATGGCAAGATACGTAAGCGTGAGGTTGCCACGCGGGTCTGCCAGTCCTTTTCGGAGTCCGGCGACGGAGAAGGACTGACAAGGTGTTCCTCCGACCAGAATGTCGATTGCTGCATGGGGCCACTCCTGAAACTTCGTCATGTCGCCCCAATTGGGGACGCTGGGATAATGATGCTGTAGCACCGCAGACGAAAACGCTTCAATCTCAGCGAATGCGACCGGCGACCATCCGAGCGGATGCCAAGCGACCGTTGCCGCTTCAATCCCACTGCACACACTCAGGTATCTCATCGCGCCCCAAATCGTGACGCCAGTCTGTCCGCGCCCATCTCACGGAGCTTGGCAAAGAACTCCCCTTCCGTCAGCACGGGCGGCGTCCGACGCTGCGCCATCATGGTGCGCTGTTCCTGCGCCGTCAGCGGCTGACGACTGCCCGGTCTGATGTCACAACGAGGGGGCGGCACCCCGCAGTCGGGACACCGCTGCACCCCGACGTAAAGCTGGCCCGACGACTTGAACGGCGCGGCCTCGACCCAGCTCGAGCCGTCGCACTTCGGGCACCGGTGCGACCGCTCGGGCATCGGGCCTGCAGCCGCCCTGATGGCCTCGAGCACTTCGCCCAGCGTCGGCCACCAGCGGTCTCGCTTGCGACTAATCAGGGCATCCAACCCGGCCTCGAGGATGCCAGGGTCAAACCGGGCCAGCTGCTTGCTCCACTCCTCGACCATCAACCCGAGCTTGTCGCCACTCGGCGGCAGAAACCCCGCTAGAGCCAACCGTTCGATCTGCTCACTGACCGTGCTTGCGCTGCTGCTCATCCCACACCTCCTGCCGCATGCGTTCCATCGCCTCGAGTTCTGCACGTACCCGCACTCTCCGCCGTTCTTCCTTTTCAGCCGCCAGCCGGTCGCGTTCTTCCCGTGCCTTGCGAGACGCAGCCAGCCCGGCATAAACGGCGGCCTTGTCTGACGTCGGTTGCGCGTTTCGTTCCGACCACCGGGCGTTCCAGAAGTCATACATCGAGCCGGTCGGCACCTTGCCTGCGGCCTCCCACTCGCGGCGCACCTGTCGCGCCCATGCCAGAATCTCCGCGTCGGCCAGTTTGGCCCGTGTGGCAAACTGCCCCGCCAGCTCCTGCGGGAAGCAGACCCAGTCGCACAGCTCCTGCACATGACCGCCGTGTCGTCGATGCCACTGTAAGGGGCTTTCCACCAGCGCAGGTGCTTTCGGTGTCAACCGGTTTTCCGCTGGCGCGTGCTGTACCTCTTGTTCAAGTACCTCTAGTTCAAGTACCTCTGGTTTAGGGACAGTTTTCTGACCTAGGGGTGGGTCAGTTTTCTGCCCTAGGGGTAGGTCAGTTTTCTGACCGTGGGTCAGTTTTCTGACCGTCTGCAGAAACATCAATTGATAGTAGTTTGAAACCGGACTGCCGTCCTCATTGCGTCGGGTGCGCTTGACGATGGCCCCCACCCCGACCAGCTCATGAATGGCGTGTTTAATGGTGCCTCGGCTGACGCTCAGGTCATCCGCAAGCCGCGTCTGCCCAGGCCAACACGCCCAGGTCGAGCGATTGGCGTACTTACACGCCATCCAGGCGAACAGCACTTTGGCGGTGCTACTGATATCGGCCAGCAGTAACCATTCAGGCGTCATGCCGAATGCGCCAATACCGCGTATGTGTGTTGGTTCGTGCGTCGGGTCGTCCATCAGCATTTCTCCTCAGAAAGCGACGGACTGCCCTATACTAGCGGAAGCCTGTCGCTGGTCATCGCAGCGTCGGGTCAGGGGCCGTGGACGCTGGATACGTCCACGCTCCCCGCATCCTATCACAGACCGCCGCCCCGGCGTCTCTCCTCTCGTCTCCAGCCAACGAAAGCACCAGGACGACGGCCTGTCTGACGGGCTGGCGGCGAGGCTCCCAGCACAGGCGCGGTGCCTGCCGGTGTCCTGCATAACGAGTCGCAGGGGTGACCGATCGCCGCCAGCACCACCCTAGAACGGGATGTCGTCCGACGTGCCCCCGCTGTCCTTCCAGCCACGGCTTGGCTCCGTCGCCGCCTTCCTCGTCGGCTGGGCTTGCACGGGCAAGGCTGTCTCGCCCTGCGGCTGGCGTTCCTCCTCAAGGAAAATCCGGTAGTCGGGCTTCTTGTCCCCGGCGTCCTTGAAGCGATTGCGGAACACCACGATGCGGCGTCCGTCAATCTGTCCGCTCAGATAAGTGCTCCCAGCCTTGCTCTCGTTCACCCACAGCGCCCCGATGTCCTTCCGGTCGGTCTTCGTCTGATCGCTCATGCTGTCACTCCTCGCCAGTAATCCATCTCAGTGTCCACATCAGCCAGAAAATCTGCCAGCGCCCGCCGATACTCGTCCATCCGCGTGCGCACGGTGGGGTCACTCATGCGCACCTCGTGCGCGAAGAACTGCAGGCACTCGGGCATCTGCGGACAGTAGCTGCCGAACCAGCAGACATCCGCGCCGGTCACCAGCAGGTTATGCAAGACTTGAGGCCAGTAGTCCGTAGGCAGGCCCGACGTGCGCAGGTAGCGCAGGTGGGTCGTCGGCTTTGGGCATTTCAGCTCGACAATGCCGTATTGCGGCCCTCCGCCGAAGTAGCCGTCAATCGAGCAACCCAGCTTGCCAGCCTCGGGCATGTGCGCCTTGATGAACCCGCACTCGTAGACCAGTTCGTCGAGCAAGGCTTCCATCTTGGCCCGTGCCGCAGGCTCCAGCTCGGTGCCTCTGGTCATCCAGGGCGTGACCACGCCGGTCTCCTGCGGCTGGCCCGTCAGCCGCTCGGTCACCACCTGCACCAGGTAGTCCTGCCGCGCTGCCGATGGCTTGCCGTCCTTGCGAACCGCCAGCACATCTGCGGCACGACTGCCTGTGACGTAGCCTGCGCGGGCCGCTAGCCACTCTGGCGACCCTTGCGGTGATGGGTCAATCGTAAACTGCGCCGGTTTAGACATGCGCGTCCTGCTGCGCGGCAGCCGCCTTGATGTTGGCCCATTCATCACCAAACGATGACTGCACAAGCTGCTTGAAGTCAGGCTTGCTCTGCTTCCACGCGCCCTGCAATGCCGCCGTGCCGCCCTGCTGCGCCACAATGGTCATGTCGTCCAGCCAGTCGCGAAACCCCTCAGGCAGCGACCGCACTTCGTGCGTTTCGGCGTCGGCGTCTGGCGTCCCCTCGGTCGGAATACAGAACGCTTGAAACATGGCGTACTTGTAGGCCGCAGACATGGCCTTGTTGGTCGCCTTGTCGCCGCTGTCCATCGCCTCGCCCACCACCCGCACGACATGCTTGCTGCCGTCCTCTGCCGAGCAGAAGTCGTATTCGACCTCCACGACGACGTAGAACAGCGCCGTGCCTTTCGCATTCACCCGCTCGACGCATTGCCGTGCCAGCACACGCGGCAGCACCACCAACCCTTGTTCAGCCAGCAGCGGGGCCAGCGTGTTCATCACGGCATCGATGCCGCGAAACGCAAACCCCTGCTGCTGGTTCTTCGACGACTTGGCAATGCCGACCGCTGCCAGCTTCGCCGCCACGGTTGCGATTGACCGATAGACCTGCATCACATCCCCCTCTCAATTAACGCTTGCAGGTCGGCATACTGCCGCGCCACCTGCCACCACAGGGCCACGACCATTGCCACCCCGGCAATGTCCACGGCCCGATCCCATATCCACTGTTTCGTCGCAAGATTCTTCGCCACTCTTGCAGCCCCCTTGAGGTCGGCCTGATTGCCGACAGCCTTACTGTAGCATAATCCTATTGCACGGTGTCAAGCACTTTTCTTCTGGGGCGTCCCGGCTTACCACGTGGCCGCGCCAGAATCATCGTGCGATCCACGGGTGTCAACAGCCACTGCTGCCCCACCATTGCCGGTTGCACCCCGGCCCGTTTGATCATCTGATAGACCCACGCCCGTGTGACGCCCAGTTCAGCGGCCCACTGACGCACCGTCAAAATCCCCTGCGGCAATGCATCCATAATCCTATTCTATCATGAAAACACAAAAAGCCCCGACCTCAGGGTAGAAGGGGGGAACCCTGAAGCCGGGGCCGCGATGGCGAATCGCGAAGGCAGTCTGTAGTCTAGCACAGAGCCGCTAGAAGATGTCGAGGCTAATTATGCCGCGTGACGGCGGGTAGAGTCGCAGACCCAGCACCACCGCTGCCGCCACTTCCCATCGTGCCCCGCGTGATTGGTGCCACCCAGGCAGCATCCGCACTTCATCGCACAGCGACAGGTGCCACAGACAACGCACCATTGCGCCCAGCCAGCTTGCCGACGCTGGCACGACCCGCAGCGGGTTGCAGACCTGCCACCCGTGCCGCTCGAGCACATACTGTGCCTCGGCAAACGCTGTCTCGTTGCGATGCGGTCGATCCGTCACCGGCCCCGCGAGGTAGGCCACGCGCCGTCGCCTCATGCCCAGAACCGTGCCCGCAGCCAACGCGGCTGCACGATACGGAACGCCGCATCAATGGCTCGACTCGGTTGCGCCTCGATGTTGTCCACGATGCCGTCAAACGCATAGCCGTCTAGGGCGGTTTCTGACACATGTGCCGGGTCACGATCCGTCGCAATCATCCGCGTGCCGTCTGGTCGATACCGCCGCACATCCAGCACTAACCCGCCGTGCCGCTTAATCCAATCGGCCTCGTTCGGAAACCGCAGATCAGGAATGATGACCATCTGGACGCCCGTGGCATCGTCTTGCCATTCTTGCAGCTGCCACGCCACAGTTCGCACCCAGATATCGGGGTCAGTCTGCCGCCGCCCGACGCCGATGTGCTGGAGCAACGCCGGGTCTTTGCGGGTCATGCCGTGATTGACCCGGCAGACCGCCCTGACCGCATCGGCAAACGAGACCCGATGCCCGACGGTGCAATACGTGTGCAGCAATCCTTGCGCGACGGTGTCCTTGCCCTGCCGCGCTTTTGACCCTAATCCGACGAGAAAAGTGCGGCCCAGTATCGGCCAGTCAGATGTCGCTGTCGTCATTTGGAGGTGCCCCCACGCCGCCATCGGCGCGCCATGCCACAAAGATGATCCCCGGTGCCAGTGCCCCGAGCAACCAGTCCATGCCGCGCAGCAACCAGCTCACGACGGTATGACCGGCACATAACACCAGCCAGACGGTCGCCATAGGAAAATATAGCACCTGCCACCCGAATCTAGCCATCGAGCCGCCTAAGCAGCGAATGCGCCTCATAGCGATGCGCCCGCAGATAGTCTGACACGAAGAGCCACAGCGAACCGTCGCCTTCGACAATCCGACCCGCCCAGAGAAACACGGCATGCCCGTCTGGGCCTTCGATGTCGCTGACGTACAGAATGCCCGTATCTCGCTCCAGGTCTACCCGCGTCACGACTCGCGTCTTGACACCCAACCGCATTGCTGCTCGTTTAATCGGCGTCCAGGGGCGCACCCCATGCCGCAGCAGGTTGCGCGGATTGTCAAACGCCGCAAACGCCGTCGGCCAATCGACCGCGCAGAGCATCGCCAGCGACGCCACCGCGCAGTCGCCGTGATTCTTCTGCTGCGCCACCATCCGCACCAGGTGCGGGATGGTCAGGCCCATCGCTCCGCATCCGCCCAGTGCATCCGCACCGAGTTCATGTCAGTCACGCCATCACGCTGACTCAAGCTGCACCAGCCCCGCCGCTGGGGTCGGCCCTGCACCTGCGCCGAAAGCTGATAGCCGTGCGTTTCCGTCATGCAACCGACTTCGATGAGCAGCCGGTCGGCCCGCCACGGAATCCATGCCAGTTGATGCGTGTGCGCCTGACAGAGAATGCGCCACGGAGCCAACCCCATCGCAACATGTTGATCCGTCAGCCATTCTTCCACGCCGCGTATCGCCGTCCCCGGCACTCTGGAATACTTCTCCGCGTGACTGATGATGATATCGCCAATTTGACTGACCCACTTGACCTGAAACCGCCCGACGATCACTGGCGCAAATCGGATATGCGCATGCCGTTTCGCCAGCATTCGTAGCATCGACAAATCGCCGCCGCACAGATACTGCACCGCCGCCACCATTTCCTCGGGTAGCAGGGCGCGTAACCGACGATCCAGCCGCTGGTCATGATTGCCCTCGACCAGCACAATGTCATTGAATGCGGCGGCCAGCTGCTCGAGCAACGCCTGCGCCCCTGCCATCTCCTGCTCAATCGGCACCCGCTCGTGCTTGGAGTAGGCCGAGACGCTATACAGGTCAAGCAGGTCACCCGCAATGACCAGCGTCGTATCCGGTCGCCCGCCCTCAATTGCAATCAGGTCGGCCACCGCTTGCGGGTCATGGAACGGCGCGTGAAAATCCGAGGCAATCACATACCGGCGTTTCGGGCTGTGCTGATAGGCCGGGGGCGACACCAGATCGCGCCGACGACGCTCGATGAAGCTGTCGATAACCGCCCACGCCTCATCAGCCGACTGCGGCAACCGCGTCGATTGGGCCATGATCTGCGGCGTAATGGATGCACCAAGCACCGCCTGGACGCCAATGCGCGGGATGGGCAGCCCGTGCTTTACCGCCCAGCGTTTCGCCTCGGCCCAGCGGTTTTGGAACGTCGTGCGCCGAATACCCAGCGCATCCCCGGCCCCTTGCACGCTGCCGTATTTGGCGACCGCCTCGTACGTCTCTTTGACAATCTCTTCACTGAGCGGCTGTGCCGCCATTAGTCGTCCTCGTCATCAGGCAGCACAATTAACGCTGCCGCAATCATGGCCGCGTAGATGACCAGGACGCAGAATGCCAGTAAGCCCATCGCCGACCATATCCACGGAGCCATAGCGTTCCCCTAAAATGACCCACCAGCCACATCGGCAGACCGCATAACCCGGCGTCGTGCCGAGTTGCTGCCCACACCGCTCACACCGCATGGTTAGTCCTGTGGTTTGACGGGCGGTTCTGGAGGAGGTGCTGGTGTGGCTTGCAAGCCTTCCACCACAGCGGCGACCACACCTGCCACCTTGCCCACTTTCGCCAGCCATCCACGCACCCGTGTCCAGCGGCTCATCGTCCCGCCTCCACATTCTGTCGCTTCTGCCACAGCGACCATACCAGCGACGCCAGCGACGCCACCGCACCGATGACCTGCATCAGGTCATCCTGCGTGAGCCACTGCTGTGCGCCCCATATCGTTACGAGCCAGCGCGTCACCGCGCCAATCATTGTCTGCGCCATCTGTCCTCCTAGCGACTGCCGCCCACTGTGCCGGTGACTCGACCAATGAGCTTGGCATTCATGGTTAAAGGCACGCCGTTCTTCAGAGCGGCTTCCAGCCGCTGCACGCCCTCTGCCGTTGAAGTGCTGTTGTGCGTCAGCAACGCGATCTGTTCCCGCATCGTGTCAAGCCGGGTTAACAGGTCAGCCAGCGTCGGCCCGGCC